TAAATAATATGTTTAATTATATACTTAAAATATGGAGAGGTTTTTGTGTGTCCTTAAACACTAGAAAATGTACCTGTAATAAAGGCAACTCGTGTTGCCAATGTCCCAGTACGGAAGACAAAACCTCAAAAAAAATATATAATAAGAATAGTTAGAAAGAAGAAGTTAAGGATATACAAATATGATTAATAAGTTATATAAAGTATTACTAATAAAACTTTTAATTATTGTAAGTAGATTAGAAAATAAATTATGGAAAAAATTATATACAAAGAAAAGGAAATAATATGTTAATATATGGAATAAACCCAAAAGAAGTAATTAAAAAATTAAAGTATAAAAATTTAAGTGATTCAGGTAAAGCTAAACTATATGGTATAGCTGCTTTATGTGTACTTATGTATATGGTGTGTTAATTTAAATGGCAGCTAAATCAAAAACATTTGGTGTTAATAATTTTATTAAAAAAACAAATAAGAAAAGACCTGGAAGACACTCTAAGAAACATAAGAATGTTTATAGAGGACAAGGTAAGAAACGATGAAGTTAATATATAAATATATACTATTGAATATATATCATTACTCAAGCAAACTTAATGTTTGGTCTTGGAGAAAATTATTTAGTAATAGAAAAGATGGAATAGGTTATTAAATTTCTTTTATTTCTTGACAAGAATATTGAGTACTTAATTTTAAGTTATTAACATCGTCTAAATCTAATTTATCTATTATATTTTTAGAAGTGTTTAATGCTACAACAACACAACTCTTCCAATCATCAAACACTTCTTTATGTTTAACTGGTTCTAAACAACTGTTGGCTGTCATAGAACATAAACTCATATACAATATAAATTTCATCCTATCTTCTTAACTATTTGGTCTAAGAAATCGCTTAGTCTTTCAAACTCCATATTACATTCTCTAAGCATTGAGTTAATTAATCCTGAGTTTTCTTTTTTAAAATGTAACTCTATTTTATTTAGAGGATACATAGATTTTTCTATAATAAACTTACCTTGATTATTTATTATTAATTTAAATACAGCTAAGTCTGCTTCGGTTTTCTTAACTCTAACTTTAGATTTAAGTTTTCTGCTTTTCATTATGTTTCTTTAGTAAATCAACTAGGAAATCGTCATCGCCTTTTTCTAAGTTTAATTTGGTTAATGGTTCTTTACCTTCTATATATACCTCAACAGTTTTAATCCTCTCAGGGTATGTCATAAATACAGGAAATCTATTATTGTCTAATGTCTTAACCATGAAGAAACCATCTTCCGCTAACCCAAAGGTATCAATATTTTTAATATCAATATCATCTGAACCTATCAAACATAATCTTAAATTGTAAACTGGTGGCTTCCCTTTTACTTTATCACCACTCATATTTACAATCGTCATTATTTACTAGTATTTATAACAGGGTCAACAGTAACATTAGATTGTCCATTGTCATCTAATAAGCTATCCACACTATCTGTGTATATTTCATTTAGCTTTTCATTGTTCCTTGTAATTTTCTTTTTAAGATGGTCTTTTAAACTTTCTATTTTAACATAGAGAATTCTATCTATAGTAGGATTGATTCCATACATAGGTAAATCATTAAGCGAAGATATAATTCTTCTAAAACCTCTTGCTCTTTTTTCTAATTGAGTTATTGTTTGCTCACTAATCATGTTCTTCTCTCCATTTATCTCTATTCATTTCGTCAATTTCTAATTCACAGTAATGAATAATTTTTTTTAAATCTTCTTCTTTATTCTTATCTTTATAACGGACAACATACTTTATGACATTACCTTGAAAGAAAGATAATTCATTCTCCCTAATAAATTTATAAGGTTGAATCTTATGTTTAGAATAATGTGTGCCACCTTCTTGTTTCTCAATAGGTTTTTCTTTATTAAAGTAACTAGCATTAGTCATTAAATTTTATTCCTTCTGATTCCATTCTTCTTAATTGTTTTTCTGATGGTTGTAGCATATCATGCAATTGTTCATATGTCAACTCTGAATTGAATTTTAATTTCTTAACAATCCATTTGAAAGACCAAGGCTGTAATTTAATAGTAGAGCCTTGATAGTAATGTGTCTTATCAGGAATAAAATTAAACACATTTTTAAATGTAATCTTCTCTCCCTCTTCTTTACTTAACAAAGACCTTAACCATTCAACAAGAATATGTTTAGCTTTTCTTCTAATATATTTCATTTGTTTTGCGTTCATTTCTTTTCCTTTTTATTTTGATATACTTCATACCAAGTATGACATTCATCACATTCATACATACTAACGATAGTATATTCTGAATCAGGGTCTACATCCTCTGCATCAAAATCATTATTCCATCTTACTTCTGAATTACAGTAGAAACATTTCATACTGTTTTAATGTAGTTTGTTAGTTGTTCTTTGTATTGACTTGTTATTTCTTCTACATTAGGTAACTTCTCTACATGAGTTAAGTAATTATTTTTATTAGAATATTTAAATATTCTTAAACCTTTACCTTCATTAGAATCTGTATGGCACTCAAATTTATGAGGACAATACTGACAACCTATAGCTAATTGTTTGTTACCATTCTTCTCTACTTTATCTTCATAACATTTATCTACAGGTGGGTTCTCCATTACCATAGTATCTTTTAAAGTTTTAATTAAATCTTTAACATTAGGTTTAGCCATGTCATCAGGTTTATAAAAACACATATCACCAGTTGACTTATCAACAACAAGAAAGCCACCTGCTTTAGTACCATTAGCTGTTTCATATCCTGATAACTGGGCATGATAACCAAAAGGGTCATCACCTACTATCTCACCTGATTGAAATTTTTTAAAACTAAATGATGAAGCTGATTTAACATCACATATTTCACCATCTATCTGACTATCTATATGTCCTGTAATACCATCTATCTCAACTTTCTTTTGTTGGTCTTCTATCTTATGTCCTGCTAATTCAGCAAGATATAAAACAAGATGTTCAATGATATGTCCGTATAAGAATTTTAAATTTAATCCTGCATCATCATCTTTTCTTTCTTTAGGACTATGCTTATCATACCATAATTGTCTAGGTGGTTTACCTATGACAGACATTCTAAGCTTACCTCTGTTAGCTGACCTGTCTTCAGGTTTGTTCCAAGCTAATACAGCTTCTTTAATATTCTGAAGAAATACATTTATATTTTCTTCAGTCATGTTGGCAGGTTTGCCATTAGATATATCAGCTATTAATTTTTTAATATCTATAGCTAATGTATCAATGCGTTTCTGACCAGTTGTTTCCGACTTTATATTCTCCATCTAATGGACACCTCACTTTTAATTGGTTACCTGCATCTATAATTGATTGTACTGCTAGTCTTCCAAACTCTTCGGTTCTACTTTCTTCAACCTCATATTGAAATTCATCGTGTACATTTACAACTGGAAATGCTTTGATTTGTTTTATCTTAACATATTCTTCTAGCAGTGTCAATGCCTTCTTCATAACTATAGCACCTGCTCCTTGCAACAAAGTATTCAATGCAGCATGAGTATGTCTTATAATTATTTTTCTTCCGTCAAGTCCTTTGACCCATCGTCTTTCAGCCACTCGTTCCACTTTTGCTCGTAAGCTTCTAAGACTTGGTGTTGCTCTAAGAAATTTTTCTTTAGCTCTTTCGCCATCTGCTGTCGAACCTCCGATGATGCTTCCAAGTTTGGCTGAACCTGCTCCATAGATGAATGCGTAGATAAAAGTCTTCGCCTTATCTCTTGATTCCAGACCAGCAGCAATTTGATTTGCTGTGTGTATATCTCCATTAACGACTTCATGTATGTACTCCTTATCATTCATGTAGTGTGCTAACATCCTCAGTTCAATACCTGAAGCATCAACACCTACTAGTTTATATCCTTTGTTTACTACCCATAATGCTCTGCATTCTTTTCCATACGGAGAGTACACAGCAGGAATCTGAGCCATGTTGGGCGACTGGTGACTCATCCTCCCTGTAATTGTACCATTGGTAATTACTCTACCATGTACTCTTCCGTCTTCTCTTACTGCTTCAATCCAAGAACTGACTTGAGCAATTCTTTTCTGTAGCATAAGAAACCTGTTAATTAATTTAGCCTCAGGAATATTATGTATCTGACTTAATACTTTTTCATCCACAATAACATGACCCTTATCTGTTTTCTTCTTAGGCTTCCACCCAAGTAACATTAATCGTTCAGCTATCTGTTGTCTTGAACCTAAATTAAATACTTTATAACTTACCTTTGTAAAAGGAACTCCCTTAACATAACCTCTTGCTTTATTGTTAGACTTAGGAATAAACTCCTCTTCTATTTTTAAAGGTGGAAAACTTTCTCTAACCTTAGAGGTTAATCTATTCATCTCTTCCTGAAACATTGCTTGTAATCCATAAGCTTCTACAATATCTAACTTGAAACCTAACTCATGTTGCTTTTGAATTATCTCTGCTGTCTTATGTTCTAACTCAACAGACTCTCCAAACTCTGTACCCATCTTTCTTTTTAAGAAGTGATAAAGTTTTTCTGTCAAGGCTACATCGTTTCTACAATAGGTTAGCATTTCTTCTGTAAGAAAATCAAACTGTTCAAACTGAATTTTATTCTGTCCTAATTTTTTACCCCAATTTTTTAAAGAATGTCCTCCGTCTATAATAGGATTAAACAATCTTGATAATACTAAGGTGTCTGTTAACTTACAGTGTTTAAATATATCTGAACCAAAGAACTTATTTAAAACAGGAACATCAAAACCTAGAATGTTATGTCCAATAAATTCTTCTGTCTGTTTAGCAAACTCTTCAAAGCGATGAAGATTCTTTCCGTCTTTGAATTGATAATAGTCATCACCATGTTTGCATACAATGCACCACACCTTATCGGTGGTCATGGTTGTTTCAATATCAAAAACGACTTGTTTAAACTTCATCAAGATTAATTTCTTTAAGTCTACCAGTATCAGAGTCGTATAATAAATCACAACATGGACCAGTAGTACCTGAGAATCTATTCTTTAATACTCTTACCCTTGTAGTGTTTCTTATTACTGGGTCATCATTTTGTGCATCTCGTTCCAATCCTATGACCATGTCACTTAGCTGACCTATACTTGCCGAACCTCTAAGTTGAGAGAGTGAAGTTGCAGCACCTTCCTCATGACCTTTACCTTCAGGTCTTCTAAGGTGAGATACAACTATCATAGCTAATCCTGTTTCTTGTACAAGAGTTCTAAGCCTAGTCATAATTTCATCTAATGCTCTTCGTTCATCTCCGTGTTGTTGGTCTGATACAATGATACTAACATGGTCAATGATAACATACTTACAATCTAAACCTTTAGCTAAGTATCTAACTCTTGAAACAATATTATCAATTGAGTTAGAACCAAAATGGTCAAACATAAATACTCTACCAGTACCTACTGTTGCATCAAAATAGTTTTTAAGTTCTTCTTTACTTACATGAACATCAGGTAAATGTAATCTTTGATTTGCTTCCACACTCATTAAACCTTTAGAAGTAATGACTGGTGTTTCTTCTAACATAAGCAAACCAATATTATCTTCTGTAGTTTTAATCATATGATGTACAACTTCTCTCATCACTTGTGTTTTACCTAACCCTGAACCTGCTGTAAAGGTAACTAATTCAGATGGTCTGATACCATAAGTAATTTTATTCATACCCTCAAAAGGATATTGAACAAAAGCTTTAGTGATTGGTTTAGCAATCTCATCAAACAAAACATTAGCATTAATGATACCATCAGGTGCATATAACTTAGCATCCCAAAAAGCTTTAGTATAAATCTGAATACTGTTTTTACTTAAGCAATCAGAAGCATCTTTTAATCCTTCAGGTAAATACATTATCTTACATTTTCCTGGACTAAATAGTTCAGCTACTTTTAATGCACCCTCTTGACCATGCTTGTCATTATCAAAATTTATAATGATGTTATCAAATTGTTCTAAGTAATCTAAACTTCCTTTGATATCTTTAACTGCCGAAGTAATACCATTCTTAATACTAACAACTGGTGTTTCATATTTAACAGTCTTAAACATTTGATAAGCTGATAAACAATCTAACTCACCCTCTGTTATAATTATATATTTATTTTTTTGAAATAGATGTTCACCGAATAAGCCTGACATTTTAGTATTACCTTGAATACTAAATTCTTTTAGCTTAGTGAACCTTGTTTTAGTTGCAATCTTTGCACCTTGTTTATCATGATAAGGATAGTAATGGTGTGTGATAGCACCCATTGTATCTATCTTAACTGTAACTCCGTACCTCTTACAACTTTCTTCCTTAATGTTTCTATCTACAATTTCTGCGTAGTTAGATTCAGCTAATAAGGTTTTTGATTGGTACTCGTTAGTACCATTCGTTGTACCCTCTGTGATTTCCATATCATATTCCTTTATGTATTGTTGACATGAAAAACAATAAGCTGAGTTATCTTTGTTTACAGATACTGCGTCACTACTTGAACATAGTGGACATGGTAAATGAAACTTTACAAATCCATTATTATCTTCTTCCATTGTCGCCCTTCGTTATTAATTATGTATAAAAAAAGGAGAGCCAGTTATGAAGCCGACTCCCCTTGGAGATAAGTATAATGAAACTGCCATTATAACTTATGGCTATATGCAGTTACTAAAAGTCTTCTTTAATATTGCTATCCGCATTTCCTTCTGCTGATTCAATAATATCAAAGTCTTCCTTTGGTGTGTACTCTACTAGGTTTTTAACTTGAACTGCTTGTAAGTCTAAACCTTTACCAGTCTTACCTTTGTAATTCCAGTCATAAGATTTATACATCACAACTACTTTGCTTCCATTACCTACTATTTTATCTAATGGTTTTTTTGCTCCATCCACTATCATAGGTGGTTGGTTTTTATCCCCATTATTTTTGGAAACTTTTCTTTTAAACTTGATAATGTTTTTAATTGTTTCACCATCAATAGTTGTTTCACCTAAAGTGAAACCTTCTTTAGCAAACTGTGCTGCTGTGTCATCATCCAATGCTAAATCTATTCTCCACATTGGTTCAAACTTTTCATTGGGTCTTGACAAAGATGCCCAGTATGCTGTTCCTTCTACTTGTGCCATATTATTATACCTCTATATTTATTAGTTTTTATTATTAAAATGGTAGTAAGCCCCATACTTTTTGTGCGTAAATAAAAGTATAAGTTCCAACTACTTTTGCTTTATATATTAACCAAGACATATGTGTCCTTTATTGTTATTGTTAATTGTTATTATGTTGTTAACATAATTTATTGTTACTGTCAACACTTATCCCTTTTTTATTTTAACAC